TTCGCCCTTTTTTTTGTCAAGAAGAAGACGGCATACGAGATACGGAACTGTGACTGGAGTTCAGACGTGTGCTCTTCCGATCTCTCTGGAAAATGTTTCCGAAAAAGTTTCAAAACCCCTACCCCATCACCGCCCATAGAACCAGGGCCCAAACGATCAACACCACCACCACCAACCAACCGGCAGGGCTTAGCCTTCCGGTCTCGATCAGTGGTGTTCGGTATCGTGTCACTGCTTATACACCGGATGGTTGGGATCGATCGGCAGGCCATCAACGCCAATTGCTTTGCTGTAGCCTATGCGCTCTTGCTGTTGCGCGTCGCCATCATGGCAAGGTTTGCATAACGCTTCAAAGGGCCCGCTCCAAAAGATTTCGAGATCACCTTTGTGCGGCCTCTCGTGATGCACCACCGTTGCCGCCCTGGTCCTGCCTGCCCTCTTGCAGCGCCTGCACTCTGGCTCATCTAACAGGACGGCTTTGCGCAATGCTATCCACCGGGCGCGGCCGTATAGGTGGTGATACTGATCACGCTTAGACAAAGTGGAAATACAACGAGCCCGGCAACGTCACCTGCAACCCATTCGGGTTTCCTGCGCTATAGACTGTCAACGCGGCCTCATACAGGCCAGCCAGCGCCAATGCCCCAAAGTCACAAGTGACAACGCCGGCAGAGCTGCCCGTGATAATGCCCGCGGTTGTGTCGGTGTCGGCTGTCACGGTTGAGCCTTCAAACGTCATCACAAAGCGCGTCACGCTTGAGAAATCAACCGCAACGCCGTCACTCTTAATCGTCACATTGTTTGTGTTATCGCGGCTCAGAAATACCGTTTCCGTGATTGCGGTCATGCCTACGCCTCTATCGTGTAGCGGGTTGAGCCGCTGAGTATAGTCAGGTTGTCGACGCTCAAAATCTGGGACACGCTGACAGAAGGTGCCACGCCAGCAAGCGCAATATCAGTGGCAGGAATAGCAAATGAGAGATCCGCGACAATAGCAGGCGCAACGGCGGCAACCGCCAAATCAACCGCCGGCGCTGGCACCACCACGTCAAGAAGCAAGGTTGGAGCAACCGCAGCAAGGCCAATGTCAGTGGCAGGAATGGCAAGGCTGTTGCCCGTGATCAAAGATGGCGCGGCCGCAGCAATCGAAATATCAACAGCCGGCGCCGCTATGGCTGCATCAACAGCCAGCCCAGGCGCTACAGCCGCAATTGCCAAATCAACAGCGGGTGAGGCTAGAACCCGATCGATCGCCAATGCAGGTACCGAAGTCCCTAAGCTTATATCCGCGGCCGGGATGGCGAGCGCCACAGGAGGTGCGCCGCCCGCCTCCGCAAACCATGGAAAAGCCAGGGCTGGCGTGATCATGTCATAGGGGTTGCGCAAGAACTGCTGCACCTCCCCCTCGCCCCAACAGCGGCTCGATACAACCGCCATATTCATGGCTATATCAGTGGAAAGTGGGTCAGTCCCGTTGTATTTGCTGCCAAAATAGAAATCATAATTGCCGGTAATGGTGCCGCCGCGAGACAGCGTGCTGGAAACACCATGCGATTGGAGCGTTGCTGTTGTGCCATCCCATCGGCAAATGATGGCATAAGATGCAGGCCCGCTGCCTTGCACGGGCATATCAATAAAAAAGTTGCCTGTTCCTGCGGACGTGTTGAGCGCAAAAACGAACCGAAATGAGCCGGTGCTAAATTGCGCGTCTAGTTCTATTCCGTTGTTCGCGCTTTGCGTGCCATCGATCAAAAAACCGTCGCTGCCGTCTGCATTCTTTTTGGTGATCACAACGCCAACGGTGAAGGAATTCACCAAGGCGTCGCGAACCGACTGCGGAAAATTCAACCGGTTGCCGCTGCCAAATGTTGTGCCGATGCCACCGTAGCTAGAGACGGTAAAATCAGGCGAGCCGATTACGGTGATTGGCGTTCTGTTTGGCGAATGGTCAAACGCATTGCCGAAAAACGGGATCACCAACCCCGTTCCGAGCCCATCCCAAAGGTTTGGCGCTTTGGTTAAACCTGGAACAATCGACCATGGAGCCGGTTTTTGCGTGCCACCGAGGAACGCCATGATTTAGGCCGTGACGTATTCGAGGCCGGAATATATTTGCGTGATATCGGTTACCGCGTTCGAGCCATCGTCGTTGGTGACTTTGACGCTCAAGAACGGGTAGCCGGTCACGAACAGTGCCCGCACTTCGTCCGCGTCGGTTGTGTAGGACATGATCGGCACGGTATCGACGGTTGTTCCGCTGTCAGACGACGAGAAAACCTCGACCGTGACGCCTGTCGAAGAGCCAATGTCGATGTCTGTCTGAATTTGCACGGCAATATAACCGTTTGTGGCCAGATCGATTGTGTTCGTATCGGTGCCACTGGCTGCCAATGTCGCGCTTGCGCGCAATGATTGGTTTTCGGTGTAGCTGCTTGATATTGTTGCCATCGTTACGCCCTCGCCCGCTGCACGTCATGCCAAAAGACATATGGAATGCCCAAAACAGCCGCCCGGCTTTGAACGTTTTCGCCGAGGCTCAAGAGTGCCGCCTTGTCGGTTGTGCTGATCAGCGAATGAGAGACCAAATCGTCGAGAGCCGCGGACATAGCGTTGTAACGAAGTGTTACCGACATGTCGAGCGTTTGATAGCGTTGCGTAATATCAACCAACGTTCGCGCTGCCAGGCGTTTGTTAGTTGATATGGTCTCGTGCCAAACCGCATCTGCGATAGGTGACCACTTGCCCTGCAACGCAAGATATTCCACAACGCTGTCGGTCGCCACCGCGCCGCGATATACAAGGTTGTTGAGGCTAGCCGCTGCTTGAGCGTCTGTCATGCCGCTATATCCGATCGATAGCGGGTCATTGGTCAGCTCATCTGATAGCAAAGACATTGTGTGCCCCTAAGCAACGGTGAATGTGAAAATTCCAGCCGCTGCCCATTGCACCGTGAACGTTGCTGTATCGTTAGCCGTTTGCGTGCCGTCGAAGTCGATCACCGCTACCGGTGGATCGTCTGTGTCGGTGTCATTGTAGAGCACTCCATATGCCCCAACAATCGTTCCGCCGCTTGCCGTCCAAGTCACATCGTCCGCGTCGAATTTTGCGTCATTGGTTGTGACCGTTGTCACTGCAACATTCGCCAGCACTTGCCCGCCGGCTGTATACCCAGTGCCGGCGGTTGCTTCCGTGCCCGTTGCGTCCACCTCTGCCAGCGTTGTGTCGGTTAGGTCAACGGTCAGGGCTGAATAGAGCTTGAGCTTGTAGCTGTCAGCCGCCGCAAACGAGCCGTCCGCGAACTTTTGCGCGGTGTGGTTAAATAGGCTTACAGTGATCGCCATTGCTCATTTACTCCGCTTCTCAAGTCGCCGTTTTTTCAAAGATTGGGGATAAACTGTTTTTCCCCCATTCGCAAGAAGGGGGGTAAGGGGGGTTAGTTATATTTTCTATTCTATTCTATTCTGTATCGGTAACCCCTTGTTTTTGCGGAAAACAGGTGCCGAAAACGCAACCAAAACCGAGAAAAAACGGAACGTTTTTCCTGCGTTTTCGTTTGGTTTTTGAATTCATCCACAGGATACCCACAGGTGGAGAGGCAACTTATCCACCGTTTTGCGCCTCTCTTTTTGCACGCGCGTTGGTCAATTGGCCGGATTTCGTTTCCTGCAATTTCCCCTTGAAAATCAATTCCTTGATGGTGTTGCGCACCGCCGCCGTTCCCAGATCCGCGACATAGCCGCCGATCATTTTAGGGTTGTTATCCACAGCCCCCCCGTGGATATAAATCAATTCAAGGCAAACCGTGTATATCGCGAGCTCTTTTGCGGTGAGCCCATGCACGCCGCCGAGGAACGAAACCGGCTCGCGTTTGTACCATTTTTGCCCGCGCTTCATGGTTAGAACACCGCCGCTGAATAACAGCCGAGCGCGATTGCATCCGTTAAATCAAGCGCTTGTCCTTCAACGTCGCTGGCCTTCACGTCTCCCCGCAGGATTAAAGCCCTAGACGTTTCCTCTTTGGTCGCGGATTTCTTGCCTGCAATGGCGGCCCGAATGGAGGCAACTTGCACGCTCTTGATGATGCAATTTTCTCTCGCGGTCTCGCCTTCTAAGATCGCCACCATGCCGAAAAGGGTCAGTAGCGCCGGGATATTTGAACGCTTGCTGCCCCGTTGCGGCGGCACGAATAACGCCTCATGACAAATCATCCGCGGCGCTAGGTGTTCGGTGATTTGCCCAATTTTCACACTGCCGGAGATCTGGCTTTGATCAGCTAATCCAAGTCGCACGAAATTGCGAAACGTGCGGAACCGCAACGCGCGATCAGACGGCAATTGCAAGAGGCCGGCCCATTCGAGCCGGCCCCCTTTGTGAAATGAAAAGCCAAGGTTTGTGCCTATGTCCAAGGCGAGGATCGGTGCATCAGTCATCCAAGCCGCCCGGCATTTGGTCCGATGCCTCTTGCAGCGCCGCAAGTTTTTCGGGCGTAAACCCCATACCAGAAAGCATTTCCTGGACGCTGCCGAATAATTGAAGCGCCGTTTCTTCGCGGCTGGCGGCATCCTTGATCGCGGCAAGCTCAAGGATTGGGTCAACGTGCTGGGCTTGTGCTCCGAATTGCGCGCAAAAAAGCTTCTTGAGTTTGTTTCGCTTGCTCCGCAGATCTCGAATGGAGGCTTGGTGCGGCTCCATTTCGCGAGTAAGCCCTATATACTCTTCCGCCATTTGAGTGAATGCTTCCCCTTGGGGCGTGTTGCTCCATCGGGTTTCGGTCGTGTCAGCCTTAGTTTTCGCCAAAGTTAATTCCTTTCATTTGCTGCCATTCGGCATCGGTAATCGGCAACGCGTTACGAAGTGAAAACGTACCGCGCGGCCGCTCTTTCTCCGCCACGAAAACCGCGCGGGGAATTTTTTCAGCGGGGATTTGCCCGCCGTTCTTTCCGTTGTATCGATCGCGTACAGTGGACCAAGGCATATCGAGAAACTCCGCCGCTTTGGCCTTTGTGCCGCCGCAAACGTAATCCACGAAATCCATCATAGGGTTGGGTCGCATATCGCGCCTTTCTGTGATTTAATCGTTGACAGCCGCGATTTTGTAGCGGTATCTAGCGATTGTCAAGTGAAACAAAACCGAGGAAATCAGATGCGAGAAACACCGTATTGCGGCGAATGGATTGAAGGAATGGAGCCGGAAACGCTGCCCGTTGGCGTGTATTTCGGCATGCCTTTTCATGTATATGAGGCTGTGCCTGCCATGCGTTGCAGCCGCCTCAACCTGATCAACAGCAACCCGCGGCTTTATTGGGCCCGCCACGTCGACGGCATTTTGCCAGACCGCGAGGCAACCCCGGCTATGACGTTTGGCCGTGCCGTCCATACCTACGTGATTGAGGGGTTGCCACAATTTTTGGAGGAATACGCCGCGGTAGATCCGCTTTGGAGAGAAACCAAAGCGGAAATTTTGGAGCTTGCGCCTGACATTCTTAAGGCGAGTGGCAAGCGAGAAGATTTGATCTCGACGATTGTTGCCGAGCGCCCTGCATTGGCGGCTAGAATTGGCGACGTTGCGCGCGAGGCAATCGCCGCCAATGGGCTTGTGCTTGTTCCGCATGGCACCTTAAACATTGCCCAGGCCATCAAAGCCGCGCTTGTCAATATGGCAGGTGTTGCCGAAGTGCTGGAAACTGGTTGGCCGGAAGTCACGGTATTGTGGCAGGACGAATACGGCACGCGCTGGCTTGATCGTTTGGACAAGTTCGGCGCGTTCGGATTGGTCGAGCTGAAAACGTCAATGCCCAGGGCAGAGGGTGGATTGCCGCGCAGGGCTCTTCGCGACATGGCAGACCGTTACAGCGTGCAAATGGGAATGCACCTCAAGGCAATGCAGGTGATTGAAGCATTGGCGCCGGTTGATCCCACTGGCCAACCATTGACCGGCAGCGATAGCGACAACCTAAATTATCTGTTTGCGACGCAGGACGCCCAGCCGGAGACGGCCGCCTATTGCCTGAACGGGAAAACCGCGCCGGGGTTTTTGGCCAGGGCAATGAACGCGTTTGAAATGGCCGTGGCTGGATTTTACGAAACGCGGGCAATGTTCGGCTCAGAGCCGTATGGACACATGAACCAGCTTGAGCCGCTATATGACGAAGATTGCCCCGCTTGGATGACTGGCGGCAGCGCCGGTATGGAGCCGAGCAAATGAAAGACCTTGCACCTACCATCGTTGCCAAGTCCGACCAATTGAACGCGGTTGATCTTGTCGCTGGCCCGCTGGAAATCAAAATCACCGGGGTTGTTGTCACGGAAGGTGACCAGCCTGTCGCTATCCGATACGAAGGCGACAAGGGCAGACCTTACAAGCCATCAAAGGGCATGCGCCGCGTATTGGTCCAGGCGTGGGGACGCGATGGCGAAGCATACGTTGGCCGCCGCGCTCTCCTCTTTTATGAGCCTTCGGTTAGATGGGCAGGCAAAGCGGTTGGCGGGATCCGCATTGCCGCGCTGTCAGATATTCCGGCGGCAATGTCGGTTGCGGTCCAGCTTTCGCGCGATAAACGGGAAACAATCAATGTTAATGTGCTCGCCTCCTCACCAATTGACAGCGCCCACGCGGCCGCTCGCCAGGGCGTCTTTGCGTTGCTCAAATGGAAAGACGACAACCCGGCTGATTTTGAAGCACATATCGCAGGGCACCCAATCCAGGCGGAGTTGCAACAGATCGCCAAACAGGCAGACGCGGAAACCGAGGGGAATACGGGCTAGAGCGCCTGCCCCTGTCCGCGTTCTAGATGCCTGCAACGATCGATCGGGCGCCCGCTGTGATTTCTGCGAAAACATGGCGCATCAATTGATCCGATTGGAATTTGACGATTTGGATGGACTGGCAACCGAATTGCTTTGGTGCTGCGCAAGGCACGCCCACAGCATACAGGATCGACCAACCGGCGGGTTAGACGCCGCCATAAACGAAGCAAGCGAAAGGTAAACCGATGCAGCAAAGTCTTAGGATAAATGAGATCCGCGCCAGACTGCGGGAGATAGAAAGAGGCTTAAACGCCAAGGGCTACACATGCCCCGCCATCAGTTACGACATAAAGCCAGTGGGTGCTTTTCTGCACCTAGCGTTATCGCCTTCTGAAAACATCATGCGCCGTGTGATTGCCGGTGACCTCCCCGCCGTTTTTGACGAAGGGTTGGCATGGGTTGGCACGGTTCGCGACCGCCCTAACCAAGCTATTTCATCGTCGCTTGAAACGTTGCAGGCGCTGATAGGGGATACGCCCGAATTGACCGCGTTGCGACAAGCTTTGCAAGATCGGAAAACCCATGGGTAACCTCAACACCTTGATTGATAGCATGATCGATCGGCAAACCCTTTCACCCGCTACCGCCGCCGCAATCAAGGCGGCATATAAACGAGACATGGAGGCCGCAATATGCGCAACCAAGCATCCGCCATCAGGGCAGCACTCACCAAAGCCGGATACAAAACGCAGCAAGCATGGTCCGCAAAAACAGAAGCGGCTCTGAATTATCCAAATATTGCCGGCGTATCTGTCGACGGTGACATTCTGTTGGTCGTTCAGTTGTCGACCGGGGAAATTTGGGCAAAGCGGCCCAAAGATGAACCCATCAGACAAACGCTCGCGGCCATAAGCGGACCTGTCGCCGATGCTACCGATTTGGTGGACGGTGACACGGTGCACCGCGTTCGGCTCAAAGATGGGTCAGACTTATTGATCACCGCCGTTGATGGGGGGAGGTTCGAGGCCAGAATTCGGCTCGCAACCGGAGTTGAAGCCCGGTTAGAGGTATTCGATACATTGGCCGCCGCTGAAAATGAAATGGTCCGATTGCTGTTTTTGGATGGCGACGGGTAAGCAAAGAAAAACCCCCTCAAGCCGTCGACGGCTTGAGGGGGTCTGGGAGTGGATGGCGTCAGGAGGAAACCGCCGCAATCATCCTGCAACGTTTTTTACGGCGCTGCAAGTGCTGTCTTTAAGAGTGGCACCAACACGTCAAGCGCGCCAGATCCAAGTTTCTGCCCCGTCTCCGCTTCGATTGCCGCGATAGCTTCGGTTGCCGTTGCAATCGCTGTTGTCTGCGTGCTGCCTTTGCTTTCACCAACGGCATACTCCCAAGTTGAACTTGTGCCGTCAGGGTAGAGATAGGCCGTTTTCAGGCTGACGTTTTGCTCATCTTTACCCTGCGAAATCCGCACCGTTTCAGGAATGCCATTTGGCGCAAACGTCACGGAAAAACTATTTTGCCCGGCAGGGTTGGCTAGCTCTGCATCAGTGATGCTCGAGCCGTGCGAGCCAGTGTCAAGCCGCGCGCATGCGCTTAGCATCGCGCCGGCAATAATGATCATAAACAGTCGCTTCATTGTGTTGAACTCCATAATTCAAGGGAAAATTCGACGGCGGCCCGCAAATCCTCGATTGCGAACCCCGCCAATGACGCTAGCAGAACAAGTGCCGCCGCGGAAATAACAAACCGCGCTTTCATCTTTGCACCACCTGCGCCAAAGCAACGGCAGCCGCAAACGCAGCAACCGGGAACCCGAGCGTCTGCAACAGCCGGTAGCGGTCAGCATAAACCCAAATCAGCATCATATACATTGCAGCTGCCATGAATTTGAGTGCCAACGCGCCGGGCCCATAAACCAAATATTCGGGCATGCCCAGAAATCGCGCATACGCCCAATATGCCTGATCGGCAAAATCAGTCAGGGTGTAGCCGCAAAGGTGGGCAACCATTGCAATAGTCCTGTTTTCATCGTCCGACCGTTTGCCGTGAACCCAACGCCGCTTGAGCATCACAACAAGGTGGCGCGTTGGAAAACCAAGGCCCGCCGCTAACGCAAGCAAGGCCAGCCAGACTGACCACTCACTTAGCATCTTTTTTTGCCGCGGCTTCAATTGCTGCATAAATGCGGTCAACCGCGCGATTGGCTTCCATTGCGGCCACCATCAATCGTTTTTCCGCTTCAATGACAGCTCTTGCACTGTCGCCACCCTCTGCAATGTCGCCCCCACATGGTCCATTGCTGAGACCGTCTTTTCTGCATGGCGTGCCATTGCTTCCGCTTGATCGCGGGTCAATTGTAATAGCTCTGATTTGTGCGCCCTTTCTTGATCTAGGCGGCTTTCCCATAGCTTTTGATTTTTTGCGAAAAGGCGCCAGCAAACATAGCCCAATCCTGCGCAAACGGTCACCAACAGAATTGAATTCGGGTTTTCGCTCAGCCATTTCGCCCATGCACCTAGTAAGATTTCTTCGCCCGGCAAATTGGTCTAGCTCCTAAGCATATGAAACTTAGGCAATATGCCTCGCCGCGATGAAATAAGGCAAGGTTACGGCTCGCCGGGGTCTGGCAATGGGTCGGCTTCATCGCTCCCACAATACAGCTCAGAGCCTCTAACACCATCACTATTGTATGTCACCGCCCAATAATGGAAGATCACGCCATCACCCGCCGCCGTGTCTTCATAGGTCAAAGAGGCAGACGGACCGCCGCTTTTGGTGCCTATTTTGATAGAGCTGGCAAAGGTGTTGCTTGTATATCTGCGTATGTCAGCGCCCGTGACAGTGCTTGACGTTGGCTGCGTCCATGAGACGCTTATCTTGCCAACCGAGCCGACAACCGAACCGCCGGACGCAACGCCCGGTGCCGCCGCGCCTGTTTGCCCGCTATTCGCTGAAACCGTCGACGCCCATTCCGAGGCGGTGCCGGCCGGCCCAACGGCCCGTACTCTGAAATCATAATCCGTATTTTCGTCAACCACCGGGGTTTGTACCAAACTGACACCAGCGTTCACCTCCAACCGCTGCCATGCTGTCTCGTCACACCGCTTGAATTCGATTTCATGGGAAAGCGACGTCCTGCTTGGCGCGCCCCATGTGACCTCAAAGAATAGGCCGTCAGATCCGCTGGTGAGCGTCCGCACAATTGGATTTGCGGCAAGGCCAGTTGGCACGCCAACGCCGGCGGCAGCCGCTGCAATGGCGGTTGTATTCGGTGCCTCGCCCTCTTCCGCGGTGGTCCAAACGTAAGCCGCTGCCGACTGGCTTTGCACCGATAGCGAGACCGTTGCGCCATCGTCCAGGAATACGATCTTTTTGACCGCGAACGGTCCCGAAATATTTAGTTCTGCAATAGTCAGGTTGACCGCTCCGCTTTCCCAGGCATCAAGGCCGGCAAGGGTTGTCTTTACCTCACCAAACCATTCCGGGTTATCCGCCGCGCTTTTGATCTTTGCCAGCCGCCGGCCTTGGCTATGGGATGGGGCCGCAAGGAATATTGCGCTTTCCGCCAGTTCAACGCCGTTGACCGCTGCCAATAAATCCGCATCGACCCACGGGTCGCCTTCTATCTCTTTGTAGATGACCGGATCTGTGTATTCAAATCGCAAGGTATTGTATTTGGCCAGGGCATTTGCGCCGCGCCGAAAATCCGCCTCTAAGATGTGCGCATCCGCAAGGGTGACCGTTGGGTGCTTATACTCGCCACCGCGAATGCCAATTTTCCCGCCGGTGGTTAGGTATAGTTCGGCGGCGCATCCCGCCAGCAACAGGGCAAGCGTTGCCTTTGGTTCATCCTCTAGCGAGTATTTCAGCCAAAGGCGCCACCGCTTTTCCGTGCCGCCGCCATCTAGCGGCACGTCTTCGTCACACAGATCCGCGAACGCCTGAAATGATGCCGTGAACAAATCGGAAGGGGAAAGATTGAAGCCCGAAGGCGTCAGCAAAAAGTCATAAATGACCACCCCGGCGTTGTCCGACCAACCGACCGCGCCGCCGCGCGGGTCAATCAATTGGTTTGCGCCTTTGATCAGCGGCACAATTTCCGGGCGCCCCCGTGGATAAATGCGGTTGAAATCGCTTGCCGGGGTATCTTTCATATTGGCCACAAAATAAGCCAGCCCGCGAAGTCTGTGCGCGCTGGTCCATTCGCTGCTAAACGCCGTTGTCAACCGGCTGTCTGCTGTTTGGTCCGCAGTACCTAGGTGCTCTGTAATTTTGATAAGACTGTTGCCGTCCAGAACATAAGGCGCCGTGGTCACAAACCCGTCGCCGTCCTGCGTCATTGGCGCGTTCGATATGTAATAGCGAACGACCTCTTCAATCTCTTCGTGATGGATTGCCGAAGCTACCCAGAGGTTGCCGTCTTTGGATTTGAAAAAAAACATTTGGCCGCCGTGCTTGGCGTATCCGTAAATCCTCACCCGTGGGCCGATTGCTTGCCGCAAATTGGCTTGTCCATCGGACGGCTTGAGGGTTGGCGGTTTTGGCGCCAAAAGCTGCCCAATAAATGAGAGCGCCACAGAAATTGCGATTGATACAACAGCTTTGATGATTGCCGCCGTTGTTAGTTTGGCGGCAATCGCTGCCGTGACCGCTGCTAGAGCTGGTGGCATGCTGGGATGCTCCATGCACCATGTGCGACGCGGTTACGGAACAAGGCCAGTCCGTCTGGTGATTTGGCCGCCCATCCCGTTTGCGTTTTAATGACGCCAGTCAGCCCGGCAGGAAGGGCAAGCAACCCTATATCTCCGGGCTGGGGTTTTTCGGTTTCGTAATATTCAATGCCGAGACGGTCTAGGGCATGCGCAATCATTGCGCCGGGAGCCGTTTTGCATAGGTGTTCCTTCGCCGTTTCTTCGTCCCAATAAACACCGCGCCTCCATAGGGTTGCGGGGTCTTTGTGGGTGCAAACGTGCACCCAATCAGCGAGAAATAACATGCAATCAAGCTGGCCCCATTGGAAGGGCTCGCTTGCCATCTCTATCAGGTAATCATTTAAAAGTCTGGCCATGTCACCACCACGTCAACCAGATCAGCAACGAACTCTAGCCCTAAATCGCCGGGGTATCGCTCTTGCTGGTCTGCGTCTGTTATGCGCCCATGCGGGACGCGTTTACGGTTTACGAAAAGGTTTTCAGCGGAGATCGAAAGCGACCGCAAGTCAGGCCCAGCCATGCGATATGCGACCACATCCATTAACAGCGAGGCAATCGCCAAGGGCGGACCTAATGGCTGGGAAGCGTCGTCAAAGTATTGCAGATACACGCGGATCGGCCGGCCCTTGGCTTCTGTCTCGCTTTCCGTGGCGCGCGTAATGGCCGCCGGTGTCACGCCCTCAAGCGCAAACGTGGCAGACGTTGCTTGTCCACCTGTCACTTGGGTCAGGTTTGGAATTTTGAGAATATCGCCAAAGCCAAGCCACGTTTTGCCGTCCGTTGTTTGCAGGTCTCCAACACCTTCCCAAGCGCGCCACGTCTCGGAAAGGAATTCCGCTTCAACCAATCGATTGACGGAAACCCGTTCGCCCCGCGCTTGCGCCTCCTGAACGGTCGAAAAAATCGTCATCTGTCGAAAGCCTCAATAAACTGCACCGCAACCGAACCATGCCCGATCAGGTTGGCCGGCAAGGCCAGCATATCATCCGACGCGGCCCGCCCAATGAATACAGGCGCTGTGAGCGTCACTGTTGCCCCGTTGTCCGCAGCCGCCCGCAATGGCGGGTTGATTGTCAGGGTGTCCGTCCCTGCGTCCACCGCCGCGACTTCGTGCAACCAATCGCCAACGTTGATCCAACAACCGAGCAAGTCAGCAATTGTAAGGCTCGTTGTGTCGATCTCGATCGATGTTGCCCGCAGCGCCGCGGCGCTGGTGAGTGTCGTTGTTGCCGGCAGGGTGTCAGGGTTTGGAACCAGTGTCACCGCTGCCAAATCAACCCGGCAACGGTTGGCGCGGCCGCGTAACAGCGAGCGGATCGCGTTTAGGTTCAGCTCCTGCGCTTCTGTCGCGATTTGCACTTCGCCGGCAAGGCTCCAAATGGGCTCGCCCGTCACGACTTGCTCAACCCCACTCAGCGACGCCCCGCCCGATTTACTGCGTTCCATCGGTGCCAGGGTGCGCGACCGGAAGGGGAGGGTTGAGGGCCAATTGTGTTGACTGGTCATTAGAATTCCCTGCTTTCTATTTCAACAAGCCGGCTTGGCAGTCCGTCATCATAGGCCGCCAAGCCCTCTGCAACCCCACGCCTCACCGCCTCTTCGACCGCGGCGTCACCGTTGGCACCTTGGACATTGACAGTGATATTGCCGGGCGCGCCGCCGCCTTGGCCTTTTTTGGTAATGTTGACATTTTCGCCAGGAGAAACGCGAAACGCGGCAAGCTGGCTGTCAGGCCCGCCATAACCGCCAATCGCCATGGTGCCACCAGTGCGGAATGCCGGCAATGGCGTTGCGTATCCACCGCCACCGCCGCCACCGCCAAACAAACCAGCAATGCCGCCGATGATGGAGCCGAAAATACCGCCGCCACCGCCGCCACCGCCGCCGCCAAGGGTAGATGTCAGAGCATCCTTAAGCGTGCCGCCAATGACATTCACCGCCATTTCAAGCAAGGCGCGCTTTAAGTCTTCGGTGCTGCGGGTTGCCGCCATCAATGAATTGGTTAGCCCGTCGCCTAGCGCGTCTGCGACCTCCGCGCCTTTGTCTTTGACCTCTTGCAGGTTCTTTTTGATCCGGTCCGCCTCTTCGACCATCCTAATGCGGAAATCGGATTGTTGCAGCCCGGCTTGTTCGCGCGCCTCTCTGCCTAGGTCGCGTAAGCTTTCCGCCGCCGCTTTTGTTGCGGTTGTGGTTCGTTCGGTTTTGGTCCGCGCGCTGTCCATTGCGCTATTGTATTCGTTGACCGCGTTTGCTGTCTCAGATGCACTGCCGGCAATGTCTGGCGCGGCCTCAGTCCAAAGCGCGCGAACGTAGTTGATACGGTCTCGCGTATTCGTCCACCATCGATCAGCATTGGCGTTCAACTGATCAAACGCGCCCTGGAAATCGCCGTCGATGATTTTGACGATGCCGCCGGCAGCGGACGAAATGCCGAACCGTACATTTTCGAAAACCTGCATAATCAGGGCGCCGCCGGTGACCAACCCCTTAAACGCTACCGTGATGGCCTTCACCGCATTTTCAAAAAAACGGCTGTCACTGGTTAAATTGAAAAGTTGATTGGAGAGATCCGCGAGCCAAGGCAGGATATTTGACGCCGCGTTATTGATCAGGCCCATGAACCGGTCACGCAGCCGCCCGATGTTATCGTTAAAAACCTCCGCCGCCACGCCTGTTTTGGTGCTGATCGTTTTGCCCAGGTTGTCGGCTTCCGCGTCAAACGCCCTAAGGCCGGCCTCGCCATCCTTCAACATGTTGATCATTGCGGCGCCGCGAGTGCCGAAGATTGCCGCCGCCGCCGCCGTTCGATCGATGCCGGCCGGCATTTTCTTAAATGCTTCGGCAAGATCTCCGAGCAGCTCGCGTTGGCTTTTCATTGTGCCATCGGCGCGACGCACCGAAACGCCAAGCTGATCAAAAGCGACCGCCGCTTTGTTATTTGCCCCCGCCGCAACGTCTGCCCCATTAACCGCAAGCGTTCGCATGGCGGTTTGCAGGTTCTTGACTGATACGCCCGATCGATCCGCGCCAACCTGCAACCGGCTCAGCTCTTCTGTTGTCAGGCCAAGCGCGCGTGCTGTTTTGGTCGTTTCGTCCGCGGTCTCTGCAAATTTTAGAACGGCACGGGAAGCCAAAGCCATTCCGCCCGCAAGTGCCGCGGCTCCGACCTTTGCGGCCGTCGCCATGCCCGCTTTAAATTTCTCGGTTCGGCTTCGCGCCTGCTTCAACCCCTCTTGAAATTGCGCCGAATTGAGCGCTAGCGAGACGTGAAGCGAACCAATTTTAGAAGCCGCGGCCATGGGTTACCCTTTCAGCATTTCGCGCCAAGCATCAAACTTCGCCTTTAGCTCTGCCTTGGTCGCGGGTCTCTTTTGTCGGCTGGTAGGTGCGATTTTGTCAAGGCTAGGCAATCGCTTGTTGCTTGGCCATCGGTTGAGGCTTGCCAATGTGTGAGCCTGCCAAGCCATCCTTTGCAGGTCTCGCTCTGCGATTTCGTTGACGCCGTGCAAAACGGTTTCAATTTCTTTGAAGGTGAGATCCCAGAACTCCGCAACCGGTCGACCGGTTGCGGCCCATAGCTTTAGCCACTCTCCCCAGAATTCGGATCGGCTAAAGGGGCGCCTTCGCCCGCCTCCGCTGTCACCTCTGCAAAAAGGCTAGGTTGCATCAACCGGAACGCCTCCATAACCTTTGTTGCGGCCGGTTTAATTTCCACCTCATCTATGAGATCGCCCGCTTCATCAAGTGTAAGTTGCGGCCCGTTGTCTGGGATATAGCCATACGAAATTGCAACCCGCAAATGCCGGAGACGCTCAACGGCGGTGATCAAAATATCACCATAGGGCATACCAAGATGCGCTTCCATTTCGCAGCATCGGTTGGTTGTCAGGTGAAGCACCCCCTTGTGAAAAGCAAGCTGCCCGCGTTCGAGATTTGCCATAGATCATTCTCCCAAAAAAAGAGGGGATGCAAAGCGCATCCCCTTGGGCGTTAATCCGTAGCTGATTTGCGCTATGCGGTCGATATAAAATCCGGATAGCCGGAAATCTTGATTGTTATCGTCGCCATGCGTTTGTCATCAAGTGGCACCGCGTGCGAGACGTTTTGGACCACGCCATACATTGCCCAGGCCGTCGCCCCATCATCGTTGTAGATGATATCGTAATATTGGGGGGTAGTCCGTTTGTAATCTTGCAACCACGCCGCATAGTCCGCGCTGCCAGGGTCAAAAGATACGTCAAGGACCAGTTCGCTTAGTTCTTTAACGCCGGGGATATACTCGCGATGGCGGCCCGGACTTGTGTGGCAGGTGACGTCTACCGGCTCATTGTTGAAGTCAGGGGGCGTGAAGTTGAACAAGCAACCCACGCTTGTCATTGTGCCAGTTGGCGTGCCGTCGCTTGACCGGCGGATTGTGCAGCCGAAACCAATATCATCTGCCATCGTTTAACCCTCTGTGTTGTGAACGTTGAAATCCAGCGAGACGGTGACAACCCGTTGCACGCCTTGCGGCCCGTCCTGCCTGTTGTCTCGATCTGCAACCAGAAATACGCCCCGCAGCGGCACCCCGTCAACCGTACCGCGAAACCCGTTTAGAACGCGCGTGACGTGGGCTGCGATGGTCTTGCATTCGGCATAAGGTGATAACGTGCCGCCCTCTGAATAGCAGTCGATTTGCACCGTGGTATCAGCAAGCCCGGTTGGGCCTTTGTGCGCAATCGATCGATCACCCGCAGCTTGCCAGATAACCACCGCCGGCAATGCTGCCCCTTGCGGCCGCTCCAATGGATAAACGCGAGCGCCAACCATTGCGGACAACTGCGCATCGTTGATCAATAGGGTGCGCAGCGCCTGCAGTCCGTCGATCATTTAAGCGCCTTCCTCGCGGCCCGCTTGGCGGCCTTGGCGATTTCAACGCGCAAGTTGCTTTCAACATTCGCAAGCAAGGCGTTTTTTCCTGCCGACCATGCCGGGCGCATGTAGGGTTGCGCCGGGTGATGGATGGTGCCGAACTCCTGAGCGATTGCAGCCGCGCTTGGCGCCGGTCCCATGTAGGTGATCACGTCCGCCTTGTTGCGCCCCCGTCGCGCTTCTCTTGCTGCGTTCCGGCTTAGTCGCCCGCCTATCTTGATAGAGCGCGCCAGGAAGCCACGCGAGCGCGGCGCAAGGGTTTCTGCGTGCAGCGCCATCGGCTTGAGGCTGTCTTTCCCAACCTTGCGCAACACCCGCCGCCCTGTCGATTTGCCCAGGTCGCCTAGTGCTTTGTCCAATTCGGCAAAACCATGGAACTCTATTGCGCTTCTAGCCATCGGTAATGCCCGCCGTGATTTCGAGATACCGCCGGCGCCCTTCGCCTATGGCCTCTTTAACGTGCATGATTTGGTAGGTGTCCGCGCCGCTGGTCAGCCGGTCTTCCGCGGTCAAGCTGGACGCAAGAACGCTCCAGCGAATGAGGAAGCGGGTCAGGCGCGTTGATTGCACTTGCCCTGCCCCGTAAGCCTCGCCGTCTGACTGATCGCGCCGCCGAGCCCATGCCGTCAGGTGATCGGCCCAGGTGACGCTTTCCGCGCCGAAATTGTCAACGGTGACGGTTTTGCGTTGCAGCGTCACCAGCCGGTCAAGCCGACCGCCCGCGCCCATTAGAATAGCGCCGGGATGACTAGGGGAGAAATCAGCGCCTCGACGCCAAACGGGATTTCCGCGCCTGCCCCGCCGGCCTCGCGGTTTTCATACCACTGGCCAACAAGCAACTTTATTGCCGATTTGGCTGTTGCTGGGACGCCGTGCCGATCATCGGCGCCGGTTGTGTAGATCACGCGGACGCAACCCGGCTGCGTCGTTACCGTTGGCCAAGTCGGATCGGCAATAGATGGCGTGATCCATGGGCGCAACGGCCCGTTGTCGAATAGGTAGCTTGTCAACACCGCGTCGGCATTGTTCGCGTCTTTATAGGTAACGCTTGTGATCGCCTCAACCGGGCCGTGCAATAGCTCGATTGTCCGCGGAAAACAGTCCATGGACAATTGCCAAGTTTGCCGAAGCAATGAACGCCCGGTGCGAGCCTCAACCCACGCCGCCGCCGCCTGCTCCATCGCCATGATGGCTTGGTCTTCGTCATTGTGCAGCACGCGCAAGTGCCCCCTCAACTCGTGAAGGGGCACAACGGCGCCGGTAGGCGCTACGGTTTGCGTGAAGCTCTGCAACGGTTACGCAATCGCAGACGGCAACGGGTTCGACTGATAGCGCGGGCCATGGAGGAGGTAAAGGCCATCTGCAATTTGTGCGTTTGTGCCTGGATCATCAACCGACATGCGGACAAAAGTAAACCCGCCCGCGGCATCCATCAGGTCTTCTGTGATGTCGATCACGGTGATTGCCTCAACCTCTGCATAGGCTGCGTGCGTGTACGTGTTGCCTGCCGCCTGCGTAACCGTGGTGAACGTTCCAACGGTTGTGATATCGGCATCTTCTTTGGTGTCAACGCGCGTGAAGTTGACCGCCTTTGCGCCGGTGCCGCTAGCGTCGGTTGCCTGCTCAATCGTGATAGTTGGATCATCGCCGGCGGTTGCCGCGTTTTTGCGCAATAGGCACGCGACCCCGCGGTAATTTTCTAGGGATACCCAATCGCCAGCGTTCGCCCCGCTGGCAAGGTTGACGGGATCGAACGCCGAAACGATTTGGATATTTTCGACCAAAAGGCTGTGCATTACAGACATTGGAATTTCCTTATCTCATGCCCGGCGGCATGCAACCGCCGGGCGTTGTGGTGTCAGGGCTTAGGCGCGAGCCGCAAGCGTCACATATGGCGACGTGGTGAAGCTGCCGTTTTCAGAGGCTAGCGCGTCTTCCCACCATGGCGCACCGCCAACACGCATCGTCAGTTTGTAAGCCATCTTGTCGGTGTCAAACAGGAAGTGCATGGAAACAGACATTTTCATGCCGTCCGCAGCGCGGCCCGATCCGGTTTTGAGGACCGTCATATACTGGCGAAGATCAGTCAGAACAATGTCGCCCTGATCACCAACCGCCTTGCAGGTCTCGTGCGGGATCACTGGACGGCCAAGCAATGTGCCGTACTGGCGACCAGACAGGCCGCCCGGCGGCATGTAGACCGGCTGATCACCAAGGGTCATCAACGGCAACAGGCCCTCAACCTGCGGATGAATAAACCAAGCCGCCGTGTTGCGGCTGGTGCTGGGAAGGTGCGCAAGCATTTTGGTGATGTTCGCGGCAACTACACTGTCAGCCGCTTGGCTGGTCTCTTTGGCTTGGACAATCAACCCGTCGCCGTTCATCAAGCCGAGCGGTTGGCCAACGCCGCTGCCATAGAAAATTGCCTTAGCAACACTCCAATCAATCGCGCCGGGCATGCGTGCGCGAAGGTGACTATCAAGCGCCGGCGCATCCTCGAAAGCCTCTTCCGAAACCTCGACATACGCCATCAGCTTGTGCGCCTTAACCTGGAACGGCTCAATATCCTCTTTGGATTTCGTCGCTTGGCTCTCTTGCCCGGTCCAATAGGCAGTAACGCCACCCGTCCAGGGCGCGTTTTTATTGCGCGGCACGATGATCTCACCGCGGGCCGAGTTGCGGCGGTCCGTCATGCCGATTACAGACTGATCGCCAAACGAGCGTTCCGCGATTTCCTCTTGAAAATCAGGCGGCACCAAATGGCCACCATCCGAACCGGTCAAGGTGTTTTGGCTGTTCGCCATAAACTGCAACCGCGGGTCGAGGTGGTGGGCAGTGTTGGCCGCATAAACTGCCTGCGCAAATTCGCCAAACGTCTGAAAACCCCGCTGGCCATCCCGAAGCATAGCCTGCGGAGATTGCGCCATAGATGGCCCGCGGATTGCGGCAAGTGGTTGGTTGCCGGTAACCGGTGCCCGCGCCTGCATGCGTGGCGCCGCGCCGTCATCATCGGTGTGCGCGTCATCATCGCTCACCGTCTGCCGAGGCTGGACGGCCCGCATTTCGGCGTGCGCTGCCATTGCCTTTTCTTGCGCTTGGCGCTGTTTGCCCCAATTGTCAAAACGCGCCTGCAAGTCTTCCATTTTTTGCAGCTCATCCGCGGTCATTTCGTCCCGCCCGTCTGCGTGCATGCTGGCCTGAATAGCGCCCATTTCACCTTGGGCGCCCTCCATCTTTTCGGTAAGTGCGCGGATCATTTCATCAGGGTTCATCGTTGGCCGCCTTTCATTGCAAGTTGAAGCCTATTGCGTCGCATCTGGTCATCTAGCGCACGATTACCCATAGTTGCAGCGGTGCGCAAGTTTTGGTTTTTTGCCGCGGGTTTGGCTACAGCATCAGCAAAGCCGGCGGCAACCGCGCCCTTGGCTGAAAAAACCGTTTCCGCGTCCATCCATTCGCGAACGCGCGCAACCGGGTTGTCGGTTCGGTTCGCGTAAATCTCTGCCATTTGCTGCGTTATGGTTTCGAGTTGGTCCGCGGCCTGCTTATGGTCCCGCATATCGCCTAGGGTTATGGTCCATGCGTTGTGGATCATCACGGTTGCGGCCTCGCCTATCGTAATGGTGTCGCCAGCCATCGCAATGATACTGGCCATGCTCGCCGCTGTCCCATCGATCGACACATGCACCAAGCCAGGACGCGCCCGCAATGCGTTGTAAATTGCCGTGCCGTGCGAGACTAGGCCGCCGTCGCTGTTGATACGCACAACCAAGGGCTCGTTCGGATCAATTTCCGCTAGCGCCATGATGACCGCGCTAGACGTTATGCCGTCAGGATCGCCGATAAAATCATGCAAGAGCATTTCTGGCGCTGGCTCACTCCTCTGGCCTGCCCCCTGCGCCGGGGTCTTGATCGCTGCCGGGCCCGTTTGGCGTAGCATCAGGATTGGTTTCATCGTCTGGCCTTTCGTTTGCCGGCAACATGTTTGCAGGTATAAGGAATTCATTCCCCCCGTCAATTGGCGGCAACCCCTCCAATGCGCGCGCCTCGTTCCGGCTCATCAAGCCGGTTGATACCATTTCGCGGTAATATTTGGAGCGCGCGGCTTGATCGCCCCGCAATAGTGCGCTTTCGTCTAAGTCGGTGCGGTATCGGTTCGGCGCGCGGATCAGCTTTGCGTTCGCCTCTTGCTCGAGCGTGACCATCCATCGGCCAAGGGTGTTTGCAACGATCGATAGGCCGGCCTGCTCAACCCCGTTGTATTTGGCGCCGCTGTTATCAAAAACAACGTGCGGAGGCACCCCAAGCCACCGGCAGACCTCCACAACTTGGTGTGACCGCGTTTCCATAAACTGACCAGCCTCCGCGGAAACGGGCACGCTCTGGAATTCTTTGTCGTGATCCAGCACAAGCAACCGCTCGCCATTCGCTCCGCTGTAGACCCGGTTGTATTCCCTGCGCAAGGCCGCCTGCGCTTCGGGTGTCATTGCTCGAGTGGTCTTGATGATGCTGGTGGGATTAAGCCCAGCCGCAAAATACGATGCGCCGAAAATTTCCGTGGCCTTCATCCAGCCAATCGATGATGCCGCGAACTCAATCAGCGGCCGCCCGATCAGGCCATCACCAAAACCGCGGACATGGAACACCGCAGAAGGCGGCAATTCAATTGTGCCGGTCCGACCGTTGGAAATTTCATAGATCAAATCAGACGGCCCGCGCCACACCCGCACCCGGTCCGGATGGATCGGCCAAAGGCCCGCGATGTTGCCTGCTTGATCAAGTTGGATCTCTGCATACGCGTTGCCGTACAACACCGCCCGCCAAAGCATAATTTGCCGCCACCTAAGCGCCCCGCCCTCACTGCCCATCGGGCGGACATTCAAGATCGGCAAGAGGGGATGACGCGCGGCCTTGGCTTGTGATCCGTCCGTTTTGGTTTCCTGGATCAGCCAAGGCATTTGCCCGATGCTGTCGCAAATGTAGTTCAGCCCTCGAAAAAACGCGGCAACGGTTGGCGGGGTGTCGTTATAGACTGGCTCACCCGATGGCGTGCGCCGGTAGAAAAACAGCCCGTTTGCCCCGGTGCCTTCGTCATCTTTGACGGTGCGGCCAAAGCCAAAAAAACGTGCAAGGGGACTTCTAGCCATGTTTCGCCGCCTCTAAATCTGCCAACATTTGATACAGGTCCGGCCCGTCATCATCGGGCGCCGTGGTCATTCCTAACCCCATCGCCATAACCAGTGCAACCAATCCGTCAATTCGACCGCGTGCAATCTTTTTGGTCAGCCGGCGGTTTTCTGCATGGTCCATTTCGATAACGCCATTCAATGCGCACATTCTCAGCACCGGGTTGTCGCCATGTGCTAGCCGCCCCTCGATCAGCTCCGCTTCCAGATCCCGTAGCGCCGGGGTCATGCTTTGATACCCTTGGCCGAATTCGTGGAAGCGTTCTATTTCATCTTCTGAAAATCCCGCCGCCTCAAGATGCGGCAACAAGTGAGCCATGCGCCATCGATCGAAATTCACGCCAACGATATTGCGGCGATCAAATATGCCCCGCAGCGTTTCCGCAACATGCGCGTATGATATGGTTGATCCTGGCGATGCTTGGATAAACCCCTGATCACGCCACGTTGTATAGGGCACCATATCTTTTTCTGACTTCTCATCCAGGCCAATATTAGGGAGCCAGAACCAGCATTCCACCACCCAAACACCCTTGACCTTGCCAACCAAAACGAACGCGGTGAGATCGTTCACCGCGGACAAATCCAGCCCGCCAAAACAGTGGGCGCCCTCTAATGTGAGGCCACCGGGCCCGGCATTGCGTGCCCAGGTTGCCGGGGTCACATATCCGCCGACCGTATGCACTCGCTGATTGAGCATGTACCGCCGGCGGCTGCTCTCAAGCGCCGGCATTGACTTTGCTTTTTGGAGACTGGCCAGGGTTTCGCGTTCGGATTGGAAATCGCCAAAGGCAGGGTTTGCCGCCTTGATGGCGTCAACGTCTAACAGGTCGCAATCATCGGGCGCGGTGAATAGGTGCAACACCGTCGACGGGTCATTGCCGGCAAGTGCGCTGTCAATCATCGTCGATAACAACGCGGTATCTGTAGCGGCTTGGGTTGAGATCACCACTGTTAGCGGACCTTCTTCCGCCGCCGCCGCGGTGTCTAACGCCTCATATAGAGGATACGTTGGCGCCTCAACTTCGCCCAGCTCGTCAAAGATGACCAGCGAAGGGGAAAGGCCATATTTGGTTTTGCTTTCACTCGAAAGCGCTTCGAAATTGATCTGTAGATGCGGGTTCTCAAGCTGCTTGTGTGTTGCCCTGCGAACAACGTAGCTATCCAATTGCGGCGCATGATCCAGCAAAAGGCAGATGAATTTATAGGTAATTGACGCTTGCTCTTTGGATAGCGCGGCGCTGTAAAGTTCAGTGTCCGCCACCGCCTCCGGCCCGACCAAATGCAACAATGCAATGCAAGCCGCCAACGCGGTTTTGGCGTTTTTGCGCCCCATGGACACAATGCAAGTCCGCGTAATTTGGGGGTTGTCGTATATGGATAAGATTATTTTGCGTTGAAACGGCCGCAGAATAAGCGGCTTGCCCTTGTCCCGCCCCTTGGGAACTTTGCAATTTTTCTCAATCCATAGGCAATTACGCTCGCCGCGCGTTAATGTCTGCCCTGACTGCTTTGTTGACTTTTTCGCGCGCATAGCTTCCCAGGTGTTCCCAAGTGCCGAGCCTGCCATTTGTGTGGCTCGCGGTCTTTACATATAGCGAGCCTACACCGTGAGAGGCGGGGTGGAAAAGCACCGCGTAAGTTCCGCAGGCCGTTCGCCATTCTGGGATGCGCCCAGGGTGCGAGCGCTTAACCCAATGCAGGCGATGCACTGCGCACCCACTCTCTTGCTGTCGCCCTGTCTATTCCGGTTGCCTGCACCGTCTCTCTAAACGCCAACGCCTCTGCCTGGATCCGAGGCAACCGGCCGTCAAATTCGCGGATGGCGGCCCGCTCCCCATATTCTGCCAGCCATTCTTTGCAGGTTATTCCGCTTCCCATGGTTTGCGCTCCGCAGCATCGGGGACGGATTTACGCGCGGCCGTGCCCGCCGTCTTTTTGTCAACGCGCGCCTGATTTGTGAGGCGTAAAGACGTTAGGATTTTGATTGCTGCCGCCTCTTCTCTGGCGCGAATATTGCTCACTACCGCCAACTTTTCGAACTCATCCGCATGGATAGCCGTCCGCGCTTTCTCGTTTAACACGTCAAGCGCTGCCATATGCACGCAATATTGCGCCAGCAATTGGCGCGCGCTGGCCGTTGTCAGTAACGCCGGCGGTTCGGCTGCTATCATTTTGCGCCAGATTGCGGCCTCTGCATGCGTTAGTGTTTTGGGTGCAGGTGTGCGCATCACTCAATCACTCCTCACTCTGTTCGCCGATTGTGTTACAGAATTCTCCATAAACACCCAATCTGACAGCTGCGTCTCGCACTCCGTCTCGATGGCCCGACCGTTCGCCCGGCGTGCGAATTATTCCGCGATCTGCATTGTGATAAGCAGCAACTAGCTGCTCAACGACCCAAGATGTTTCCAAGGTCGGCATTCAATCACCCCTTACTGTGAGTTGATTATTTCGATCAGAACCACACCCAAGGCAAACAGCACAGGCAGCGCTAGATAAATCAGGTCTATGCTAACCACCTCCATCACTCCTCACTCTGCCGGAAACGTAAAGTGTCCACGCAGGTTTTCCCGCGCGGATGGCGACTGTTTCTCGATCAGATGGCAGATTATCCGTAACTGTCGCTCCAGGACGGCGGCAGCCGGCGCAATAGGTGCCTGTCGCTCCGCCAGTTCTAGATCTGCCACTGCATCCTCCTCACTCTGTCGTTTTCTCACGGTGCTTTAATTCCGTCTGGAACAACGCGAGAGCTTCCAGACGATCAAGCCGATACTCAACGTTCTCGCGGTCTCCAATTGTTTGCGCCATCTCCAGAATAATCGCATATTCGGCGTCCTCTAACATTTGTTCTGACACGCTTGCCAGAGACGGACATTGTTGGAGAGTCCAATGCGGCATACTCAATCACACCCCTTTACGTAAGATAAAACCAGACCGCCATGGCCAGATGAAAGACCAGGAACGCGGCAGCGATGGCGCTCGCCAGAAAGCCAATTCCGGCAAACACCATCAGCGGGCAGAAATCCGGTAGATTAAATCCTTGCATCGCAATCACTCCTCACTCTGCTGGTGGTTCGGGCAACGGCATCCAATGCGTGGGGCGGAAACCGTCATACCGGTCTGACTGGAACCATAAGCACCATGTCGCGCCATTCCACAGCATCGGGTGCGGGACATCATACCATGTAGGATCGTATGCCAGCACCGGGGAGCCATCTTGTGGCGCTGTCTCAATAGGTTGCCAAGCCATACTCAATCGCTCCTTTATTGACCCATATGCCGGCGCGCAAGCCAAGCCTCCACTGCCTCGACTTCACGTTCTGCGCCTCTGCGCGCTCCATTGCTAGGCGTCTCAGGGCCTTTCGGCTGGTCGATAATATTCCACCAAACCTCTAATTCACCCGTCAGTTCATCAACACTCATTTCTGCGTATGCTTTAGCCATTATTTAACTCCTAACTTTTTGGCGGTTTGGGATTTGTTGGCGTGCCGTAACGCCAGACCAGCGCGCCTTTGCCGACGGTTTGGCGCTTGTAGTCGGCTATTCGTTGCAACCGCCGCTTTTCCGTTTCCAGCCCGTCAAGCCAAATTGCGCGGATAGCGGCGTCTTCTTCTGGCGTGGGCTGAAATTTTCGCGGGCGACCAACCGGGCGGACGTTGACCGGGCGGACGATTTTGATCGTCACCCCCAATGCCTCGACTTTTCCACGCCAGACCGTATCCGCGACGGGCGAGCCGCCCAGGTCGCGCAGATATAGCAGCACCAGCGTATCGCCCGCGCGTAAGCCGCGCCGCATCATCTCTGCACGCCGCGGCCTTGCGCTATCCGTGTCGATATAGACGCGCTCTGCACCTGCCGCCTGCAAGTCCACGGTGTGCTTTCTGTAGCCGTAACCTATTTTCATACATCCAAACGTAGCAGTTGAATTTTATTTTGCAATGCCTCTTGATCGTGTTTGTAATTGGGTTTATATGTACAGGACAGAAACACAGAACGAGGAGAGGTTCAATGAACCCGGAAATTTGGTCGTGGATAAAGGCGGCGGCGGGCCGTGAAGGCGTGACCTGCCAGCTGCGTCAAGACGGGATAGTTTTAGAAATGCGGACAAACATCCGCCCAGAGCGACGCGTGTTGCCTTGGGCTGTAATAGAGCAGTCTCGCGTCGATCCGTTCAGCCTGACAATCGAGAATATGGACCAGTCCGCCGCGCAGATTGCTGCAATCAGGCCGGCAGAGTGAGGAGGGCCAGACGATGACCAAAGCCGAAAAAATCGGCAGAATTGAACCGCATCCATGACGCAATCGAGGCTCTGGAAGCCAAGGGACGTATTGCTGACGCCGCTAACATGCTCGACGCCAACGCATGGGTCATCAACTACGATCGCGCCGGCAACTGGGTGGGCTCGGTGGCGCACGAGAACGGCTTCACCGCTTAACGCAAAGGACCAGACGATGGCTACTCGCCGAAAATTATTCGATAAAGCGGAGAGGCTCGGTGTGACGATAACCGTGTCTTCCACCCCTTTTGGCCGAGAATTTGAAGCCGACGCGCCGTCCGGGCGCATATTCGACGGCAGTGACTGCCCATACGTTAATCTCGGTGGCGCGCTGAAAGGGGAGGAGCCGGATTGGCGTTTTATGATGGACGAAATCAACCTTCGATAAAGGACCAGAGGCGATGAAAATTCACCCACGCAACGGCGGCGGATATGTGATGGAGCACAACGGCTGCGAAGCGCCGTATGAAGTCATCAAAGACAATGATGCTGACCAATGGTCAGTGATCGACGTTGACGATGAATTTGGGGAAAACCCGATTGCCGATGGAGTGAGAAAGGCCGAAGCCGAACGGCTCGCACTCGAACACTTCAACGGTTCGCAATGAGGACGCTTGACGATGGTATTAAGTAATCCCAATGACCCGCCCCTAGGGGCAATTGAAAACGGTCGAGAAGTGCTCAGGCGATTGGTCGACCATTATGACTTCCAATGTGACGCTGGGCCGCTTGTTCGGTGTATGGAGTTTGACGAACTGCGCCAATGTTTCGAGGCTATGGCGGTCTATATCACTGAAATGCTCGCTACCGAAACGCCAGAGTAAGGACGCATGAAATGGCAATTGACATCTTGGAAATGAAGAGAGCGATAGACGCCGCGCGCACCGCAGCCGTCCGGTTGGACGACGCCGGGGCCGACGATCTAGCTATCATTGTAGATAGCGTGGTTGATGCAGCTTTGGCCCGTTACAAGGCCGCGGGCGGAACCGCTTTTGATGATGAAGACTGAAAGGACCAGACAGATGATGCCTTTCTCATTCTTAAGCGCCTTGATTGGCTTTGGCATTCTTGTTGCCACCGTTGGCGCTCTTTTCGGTCTAGCAATAGGAGTATAGCCAATGTCCAAACCACCACCCCTTCACCCCTATCCTATTGAGAAAGTCCGTAGGTTACTTGATAGCGGCACCGCGTCGGAAGGGACACTTCACCTTGAATTAGAGCGCGCGCTTGCCCGTATTGAGAGGCTGGAAAAAGAGGCTATTCCGCCGGGGTGGGAAGGGTAGCGGTGCACTTTTACATTGACGACGAAAACAAAAAGGCCGGCAAGGGATAACCCGCCGGCCTAACTGTTGAGCGCTAGCTTACCTAGCCCCTAAGCCGAACGGCCAAGCACCGCGATTTTGTAGGTGTTTGCAGCGCCGGCGCTATTTGCAATCCGAAGCTCATCTGCACTGCCGGCCGTCACCGTTCCCAGGCCCGCCGCATCGCCAGCACCAAGCAAGATAAACCCGCCCGGCTTGATAGGTCCGATGGTTGGCGATGTGCCGCCGAGGAAGCCGACAAAGGGCGAGCTTGCGGCACCGATTGTCAGATCAGTTGTATTCGCGCCGCTGGCAGGCGCGTTGACAATCAGAAGCCCGGTGATCTCGACAAACGTCAGAGTTGAGCCGAACGCATCCGATAGCGCGCCAGCGAGATCAACGTCATCATTTGCCCCGTCCGCGACGGTGCGGGTTGCCGCATACAGCAAATCGGATTGATTGGCGCCGGTGCCGTTCGTGAAAGCAAGGCTCGCGATGATGTGGGGCGTATAGGCACCACCAAATGCGTTCGCGCCGGATTGATCCGCCTGGAATGTTGCAATGAGTTTGGCGCTGTTGATCGTCATGGTGCCGGCCTTTCGTGAATTGATCTTGTGTGCTTGTCGTATAACCCGCGGTGCGGATTGGTGCAATAAGCTTGGATCTTAGGAACGCAATCCCAATCGGGCGGTTTTTGAAAAGTGAACAG